AATAAAATGAATTATAATCCGTTGCTTCTTATTGATTTTTATAAGGCGACTCATCATGAACAGTACCCCAAGGGCTTAACGAAGATGGTTTCTTATTACACTCCTCGTATGAGCCGACTGAAGGATACTGATAAGGTTACTTTTTTTGGACTTCAGGGATTTATTAAAGAATACCTTATTAAAGGTTTTAATGATAATTTCTTTAATCGTCCAGAAGATGAAGTGGTAGCTGAGTATGAACGAGTCCTTAATGCGACTCTCGGTAATGGCACTTATGAGTCTGATAAGATTCGAGAACTTCATCGACTTGGTTATCTCCCTCTGGAAATTAGTGCCGTCCCCGAAGGCACTAGAACTGCTATCGGTGTCCCGCAGATTGAAATTACTAATACTCATCCAAATTTCGTATGGTTGGTAAATACTATTGAGACGATGCTTTCTTGTACGATGTGGCATACTCAGGTATCCGCGGAAGTTGGTTATAGATATTACCAGATTGTTAAAAAATATTATGATTTGTCTTGCGATAAGTATGTAAATCCTCGCAGATTGCTTGGTGATTTTAGCATGCGTGGTCAGCAGTCTGTTGAAAGTGCTATTAAGAGTTCCGCAGCTTGGTGTCTTAGTTTCTATAATACAGCTACTGTTCCTGCCATTCTTTGGCTCGAAGATAATTATAATTGTGATTGTACTATCGGTGATGTAGCATATGGTGCTATTTCTACTGAACATAGCGTTATGTGTTCTAATTATGCTATTGATGGTGATGAAATCACTCATATCCGTAGGCTGCTGACTGAAATTTATCCGCATCATAGTTTTTCTATGGTATCTGATAGCTATGATTATTGGAATCTTGTAGATAATATTCTTCCTCAGCTGAAAGACGAAATTCTTGAACATGATGGCTGTCTTTCCATCCGTGGTGATAGCGGCGATCCTGTTGACGTAGTTTGTAAGACTGTCTTTAAGCTATGGGATATTTTTGGCGGAGATATTAACTCTAAAGGCTATAAAGTTCTCAATTCTCATGTAAAAGCTATCTATGGCGATAGCATTACTCCGCAGCGTTGTGAAGCTATTTATAAGATTTTGACTGAAAATGGTTTTGCAATTAATAATGTTTCTCTGGGTGTTGGCTCCTTCTCTTTTATGTGCCTTGAAACTCTTGATGACATTGATAGTTATTTTGCCAGTCATACTGCGGCACCTCTGCCCAAGCCTACTTATAATCCTTATACTCGTGATACTTTTGGTATTGCAGTAAAAGCAACTTATGCAGAAGATATTAATGGTAAGCCCATTATGATTTATAAACAGCCAAAGGCACTGTCTTGGAAAAAGTCTCAGAAAGGTTGCTGCGCGGTTGCTCTTGATGGTCAGAGCTATACTGATGAACATACTTGGGATGAAGTTATTGATATGCCGAATCTGCTTCAGCCTGTTTTCCAGGACGGTATTCTGACAAAAGAATATACTTTGGATGAAGTTAGAGAGAATATGTATCCAGAAGGAGAATAATATGAATACTTATCACGAATTAAATGGCGATTTACTTGATAATCATGGCTGTGTAATTTGCCATCAAGTAAATTGTCAGAAAACAATGGGTTCTGGTGTTGCTAAACAGATTAAAGATAAATGGCCAGAAGTAGCGCAGGCTTATCAGATGTATTTTATTAATAATCCTGCTCCTCTTGGAAAAACACAGCTTGTTAAGACAAATGATGGTCATGTGATTGCGAATATGTATGCTCAAGATAAATTTGGTTATGACGGTAAACGGTATACCAATTATGAAGCATTTGCTTCTTGTCTTGAGGAATTAAACTCTAAACTTGCGGATGGTACTTCGATTGCTTTTCCTTATAAAATTGGTAGTGACCGTGGTGGTGCCAATTGGGAAATTATTCGTACCATGATTCAAAATATTCTTACTAACAAAAATATTTATATTTATAGATTGGAGGAAAAGTAATATGCGTGCTCGTCATATTTATCCTATTGCTGAAGATATTAATGTTGAAATTAATCACATTAAAGACTGGATTAAGAATTATTTTGTAGAGAATGGTCCTGATTGTAAAGCAATTATTGGACTGAGCGGTGGCAAGGACAGCACTGTCGCAGCGAAGCTTTGTGTTGAAGCTCTTGGTAAAGATAAAGTTATCGGTGTCTATATGCCGCAGGGTAAGCAGCATGATATTGATATTGCACATGAAGTTGGTCAGTATCTTCAGATTCAGACTATTGAAGTAAATATCGGTAAGATTTGTGATACTTTTTATGAAAGTTTCGACAATGCTTTTCCTTTTGATGATGTAAGAGAAAATTCGGTGGTTACATCCAACAGCCCAGCAAGAATTCGTATGTCTGTTCTTTATGCGATTGCAGGTATGCTCCATGGTCGAGTTGTTAATACTTGTAATGCTTCTGAGGACTTTGTAGGTTATTCTACTAAGTTTGGTGATTCTGCGGGCGATTTTTCTCCTTTGAGTGATTATACTGTTCATGCTGTGAAAGCTATTGGTTATGCTCTTGGTATTCCAGCTAAGTTTATTGATAAAGCTCCTGAAGATGGCCTGAGTGGTAAAACTGATGAAGATAATCTTGGTTTTACTTATGAGGTACTTGATACTTTCCTTGAGACTGGCACTCTTCCTGAAGATTATAAAGTTTATAAAAATATTATGGAACGTCATGAGAGAAATATCCATAAGGTTAGACCTATGCCAATGTGCAGTCGAGTTGGTCCTTCTCAGGGGACATGTTGGGAGTTTTAATTTATGATTGATAGTTTTAGAAACAAATATTCTTTTTTAAGCAATTATGAATTGAGTCCTTTCACAGTAAATGGAGTAGTGTTCCCTACAATGGAACACTACTTTCAAGCGATGAAAGCGACTAATCAGGAAGATCTTTTGGAAATTGCTAACGCTCCTACACCAGGCCAAGCAAAACGATTAGGTCGAAAGGTTAAGATTAGACCTGATTGGGAATACGTCAAAAAGGATATTATGCTTGAAGGATTGCGCAAGAAATTTGCTATTCCTGAGTTAAGGCAAAAACTTCTTGATACTGGAGATGCTTACCTTGAAGAAGGTAATACTTGGGGAGATTGCTATTGGGGTGTTTGTAATGGTACTGGAGAAAATAATTTAGGAAAACTTTTAATGCGAGTAAGAGAAGAAATTAGGGAATCAAATTAAAAATTGATTCCCTAATAAATCTTCTAATTTTAAACAATCTCTTTTATAATAAGGTATCCTAACTAAAGGAATCTAATGTTCTTTAGCATAATTGTTTTTTAAATTATCTCTAAACTATATATTATCATCATTAAAATAATTAACATTAATATGATGTTGAGGTCCATCAAATTCTATTAATCTAATTATTTTATTTTCATTATCCAAAATCGCAAAATCAAAGCGTAAATAACCATTATTAGGAGAAATTAAATCAGAATTAGTATATTGACTAATATATTTTATTTTATTCTAGGATAATAAATTATTAATATGAAGTTCTCCTATAGAATTTTTACATCCACAAGAACTCTATCCACGAGAAATTAATTTATTTCGTTCTACAGTAATAATATTTCCACAAGAGCACTAACAATTATACATAGTCTATTTTTTATGACCATCTTTTTGTGCTTCTTTATTACGATTTAGTACATATAATTCTCCAAAAGTTTTTCCAGTTAAGTCCTATAAATGAGCTTTGCTTAATAGCTAAGATTTCATACAGCCACAAGATTTAACTTTCTATTTATTAATATCTGTAGTAGTAGCTGTAAAAATTTTCCCACACTGACATTGACAATTCCACCAAATATTTTTACTGTTTTTAGATTTTTCAATATTTTTATCTAATACTTTATAATAATCAAATTGTTTATTTGTTAAATCAATTTTTGGCATCTATATTACTCCTTTTATTATTTTTATTTTCTATAATATTATAAAATTAATGAAGATTAAAATAATAAAAGTTGCCCAATAGTTATCATTTTTAAGAGAGGAGATCCAAAATAAGTGTTCCTGAGATTATCCTATTCGTAATTTGGATTTTAGTTGCTATTTTCTGGCTATTTTCTTTTGTCAATTGGATTATTAAAGCAATTCATAAAGATTGGGGAGAAGGTCTTACTTGGACCGTTATGATGCTAGTTAGTTGCTTAGTAATGAATCTTATTACTTTAATTGTAAAACTTACAAAGGTGGGTTAAAATCCCACCTTTGATTTTTATATAAAAATATATTATAATATATTTATAGAAAGGATTGATAATTATGGCTGTTTATAG